GTTTTGGGAACAAAATTAAAAATCCCATTTGTTAGTCAAGGAAATTTAAATAGCAATACAATATGCAAGGTATGGGGGCACGGTGCTCGCTATAACACACGGGATGGATTGCCTTTTGAAATTACATTTGGGGTCGGACATCTTACTGTTTTGTCTAACTTTTCATCATGGGGAGGTAATGGAAATTTCTCAAGCATTGCCCTTAGCGGCATGAATGTAGAAATTACCTTTACTACAGCGTACTCAAGCTCAACTGCCGATGGAGTTTTTGTCTGCATTGAATACATGACAAACGCACCAGATTATTCTATTGATATTGCAAATATTGCAATGAATTGAACTCAGTAGTCCTACTCTCTAAAAACCCGCTACGAGATATCAATCAAGACCTCCACATCTTGACAACCATTTCTTCGAACATACTTTTCCCAGTTTAAAGCATCTCTCTCATCATAAAAGGTTGCTACTTGTTGTGAGTAGTAACCTTTTTTCTTTGGTTTCTTATAGCTTACTTTAAACTTCATAGAGCGTCCCGATCATCCTTAACAGAGTTATCCTACTCACGGAACAGAACCCTGTCAAGCCCTTGACAAGGCTCACCGAGCCTGATACACTGGATTCGGTTTCAAGAGATTATGACCACAACGGACAAACTTATTTTTATTGGGTCATTCGTTTGGTTCCTACATTGGGGAACAAAAGTCACTGAAGCTCTTTTTCATTATGCTTTCGCTTAGTCATTCTGGTTACAATTACTCCAAGAAACGTTGCGAGAAAGTTGTAACTTGGTTCGTGAATAAACATCTCCCACGTCATAAGATTCACATCAATGTGCATCATCGTGGATTGTATCGTGAAGGTGTTTATGGTTGGGTTTGGGCTACAGATTGTCATTATCGACCTCGTGAATTTGAGATCGAGATGCACAACTTTATGACCACTGAACATTACACCAGAACACTTTTGCACGAACTCTGGCACGTCTATCAACACGTCAAAGGTGCTCTGAAGGATAAACACGGAAAGAGACTTTGGTGTGGTATTGATTGTTCCGAACTGGATTACGAGGATCAACCTTGGGAACAACAAGCTCATCAGATGGAAGACATTCTTTTGGAGGAATATCTCTATGACAACGAACTTTAATGATCTGAACAAGAATGATACGATTCTGTCACCAAAGCCTGCACCGACAGGATATGTAACCAAAGACGGAATGTATGCAGCGGTGCCTTATGGAAAACAATACATCATCATTTCCAATGGGCAACAAGTTCAACTCTGTCGAAGCCTAGATACTGCAAAGAAACAGATTACGAAATTGAGAAATGAAGACCGTAGAAAGACACAGGTACGAGGGAAAAAGAATCGTTCAAACAAGAAGTCTAACGTTTGAGCCATATCGGTATTCTGAACACAATATGGCTCTGGTGATGGGTTTAATTCGTCAGAATCTATCACCAGAGTTTCTTCGTGGTCGTAAGGCTTTGATGTATCCTGATGATGTTCTGACCAATCAAACCTACGGGCATTGTTATCATTCCGCTCAGTCATTGTATTATCTAATGGACACGGATCAGTTGATTCCAATGAGTGCAATCGACTATCGTGAAGAGAAACATTGGTGGCTTCAGAATGGTGATAAAATCTATGATGTGACTGCAGAACAATATTATTCAGTAGGAAAACAACCTCCGTATCACATTGGAAAGAAAAGTCGGTGGTATGGATGGAAAGAAAGACCACAACAAATTACTCTCAATTTGATGGTCAAAGTTTTAGGAAACAGACTCATCAAAGACGTTGTGACAGTCCGATAACCGTCACAGGGCCCTCGCCAAGGGGGCTCTTTTGTTGTAGGATACTCTCATACAAAACAACACAATGCAACTTCGACCGCATCAACAACGCGCTCTTGCTGCGATGCAGACCTATTCTAAAGGTCAGATCATTGTTCCTACGGGTGGCGGCAAAACCCTGAAGATGATCTATGACACTGCACGTCTGTTTGAGTCTGAAACTCCTCAGACTGTTGTAGTTGTCGCACCTCGTATTCTTCTTGCAGAACAACTTTGTTCTGAGTTTCTTGAAGTTATCACTGATCCTATGGTTCGTGTTCTTCACGTTCATAGTGGAGAAACTCATCACGAATCGACCACCAAACCCGATCACATCTACGACTGGGCTGTACAAACCTACAAACGTCATCGCATCATCTTTACCACCTACAATTCTCTGAACCGTGTTCAAGAATCTGGTATTGATGTTCATACCATTTACTTTGACGAAGCTCACAACTCTGTTCAACGTAACTTCTTCGGCCCTACCGAACACTTTGCATCCGTTGCAGATCGTTGTTACTTCTTCACTGCAACTCCCAAACATTCTGTGACGGTTTCTAAACCTGGTATGAATGATGTGGATGTCTATGGTAACGTGATCTGTAAGGTTTCTGCACCCGAACTGGTGGAGGGTGGTTACATTCTTCCCCCGAAGGTTGTTGTCAAACAACTCCCGATGGTCAAGGGTCGTCAGATGATCTTTGATCGTGATTGTGAGAATATGATTGAGACGATTGACGAACAGAACGTCAACAAAGTTCTCATCTGTGCTCGAGCCACCCGTCAGATTGTTGGTCTGATCAATGAGACTGATTTCTGTCAACAACTGCAGGATCGTGGTTATTCTTGGATGACCATCACATCCAAGACTGGTGCGATTATCGACGGTCAGAAAGTCAATCGGGAACAGTTCTTCGACACTCTTAACGCTTGGGGTAAAGATTCCACCAAGAAGTTTGTGGTTCTTCATCACTCGATTCTGTCTGAAGGTATCAACGTCTCTGGTCTGGAGGCCGTACTGTTTCTCCGTAATATGGACTACATTGGTATCAGTCAGACAATCGGTCGTGTGATCCGTCTAGGCGACCGCCAGAAGACGTTTGGGCTCGTCTGTGTACCTGTCTATGATAATGTGGGTATTTCGACCTCTCGTAAGGTCCAGGCGGTTGTTGATACCGTCTTTGAGAAAGGTGAACCTGCAATCTCGGTGATCAAACGATGAAACGCTCTACTAAGAACTGGAAATCCTACTGCAAAACTGCATTTAACAATTTGCGTGCAAATCTGGATGACTGGGGTGACCCAGAGTATGTCAGACCCATCACTCGCAGTTTTTACATTTGTGTATTCGACCTGGCACAAATGAATCACACTGGTCTCATCAGTGAACAGGCTTTGAACAATCCGAGTCAACGAACTTACGATCATTATCTTTCGCCACAATTTGTGGGTCGAATGATTATGGACAATCCTGATCCTTATCTGGAGGATTACGATCTGTTTGAGAATCTCTTTTGGCTTTCTTGTTCTACCATTACGGTGACCAAAAGTGAGAACAAACAACTCAGCCTTCTGACAAACAATAAGGGTAATGATTATAAGGTCTTTGTACCCACTGACAAGAAGTACAAACATCTTGGTATCAATCTTTATGAAACTGTCAAGAAAGGTTCACGTTGGAATATGAAAAATGTGACTCCATTTGAGTATCAAACGTTACCAGTTCCGTCCGATTTGTTGTCCTATGAGAAACAGTTTCTGATTGGTTGAGTAAATACTACGATACTGGAGAAGTTTATGGATGATGAGTCTAAAGAATTGAAATGGAATCGTGGGCTTGACTTGTTTATTGAAAGTGTGTATAAACCTGACAATGAACTTCGTCAGTGTGCTCACGATCAAAAATGTTTCAATGAATTGATGGAAATTCGTGAACACGTTATTGACTATCTCAAAACTCTAAGACGATGAACTATTATGTCTGGTTTAGTCTGTTTGCAATTTTAGCCTATTTGATTGCAACAGATGCAAGTGTTGCAAAGTATGTCATTTTAATTTGGAAACAGGGTCGGATGAACCTGGAGAAGTTAAAATGGTGGTTGCAACACAGCCCAGACAATCCGATCGTTAAGATTCAGATCAAACGAAATGCTGACAAACTTGCAAGAGAATTATTCGATGAACTCCAAAACAAAATTGATTCTGGGGCTTCAACAGATCGACAACCTAACGAATCTGTTGAGGGGGAATGAATATGAGAAGTTTATTCACTCTCATCTTATCACGATTCAATGCGAACTCAAACGACAACTATCTCTTGAATCGACTGAACATTCTTGAAGAACGAATACGATACTTAGAGAAAGAAAATATCGAAACCACCAATGCACTTTATGAGATTGAGAATCGACTTGAAGCTCGTATAGATATTTTGACATTACAAAAGTGGACTGACAAAAATGTATGAACTCGATGATTTTGAAAAAGCTCTTGCTCATTTCGGAACGAGGGTTGACATCATTATCGCCCTTGAAATGGGTGGAAAAATTGATGGATCTGCTGCCTACAAGGAAATCAAAGCAGAACTCAAAGAACTTAAGCGAGCAAAGAAACAATATGGAAAGGAAATGTAGTAAATGTGGTGAGATCAAACCACTTGACTCCAATCACTATCAGGTGGTAAAATACTTTCGCAGTGGTTTATCCTACTACTGCAATGAGTGCAACAAACCAAAACCCAAAGATTGATTATGGATTACAAAAAGTATTCACTTGAAAACTTGCAAAACTGGGTTCACGATGCGATGAATAGTGATGCATCACCTCACGAAATCTATTCTGCGATTCGTGAAGCAGTTCGTGAAGAGTATTACTATCATAAGGATTGTTTGAGTCGTGCAACTGGATTGCTTGAACTGTTGAGTGGTCATCGCCCTGTTGCAGATACTCTTGTAGAGAAAGCCGAACAAGAATACTTGGAATCTATGTACCCAGATGTTCCTGATGACGAACCGTTGGTGGTCGGAGATACAATTCAAGATAAAAAGTATGAGGTTCAATACTCTAATGAAATTGAAAAAATCCGTCAA